CGGATAAGCTCGCGGGCTGGTTGCCGTATGGGTTCTACTTCCTGTGGGACGAGAAGCGGTTGTTCGTGTGCCACAGGACTAGCGGCAATAAGTTCCACCTGCCGTACAGAGGCAAGCTGGAGTTCCAAACTACCGGTACAGATGACCAGAAGCGCGAGTACACATGTCTGACTGACACTGTGCCGATGGAGTACAAAGCCCGACGCCTAGTGGCTGACAAGCTGATGCGTAATCGCTTCGAACCGTTTCTTGCGTGGGCGCAGGTCGTCGTTGGTAACACGCGGGACTACACGCGCAACGAGTTGGAGGCACCGCACGCGCGGTTCCTTTCGGAGCTTGGCTATACACCAGAAAAGGTTGCGAATCACCGTGAGGCTGTGCAGCACTCGGGCAACACCGAGTACGCCGTCGCAGTCAACAGGTTCTTGTATGCGCTTAGCCGTGTACCGTTTACCACGCAGATAAACAACCGAGGGGGTAAGTGGTTCAGCAGACCCGCATGCGAGCACCTGTTCAAACTCTTGACCTCGGACGACTACGAGCAGTGGCCGTACGCGCTTGACTTGATAGCGCGGCAGGGTGGTGAGTTTATGTACCGCAGGGGCGGCTCAGTGTGGTCGTTGTCCTACGAGGCGCTTGAAGATTACCTTAAGCATTTGATTTCGTTCCTGTACAGGGATCAAGTGTTTGAGGTTGTACCCGGGAAGGCGGGGGTCATTCCGCTTTCGCGCAATGCTCATTTCTTTACTGAGCTTGAGCATGTCTTCTAACAAACCGTCACCGTGTCGGAATGTTTTTATCAACCAAGGAGTTTTATTATGAGTGAAGTTAAATTTGAAGCGCCTGCACTGTCGCTTTCTTCAATGGCTATGCTGGTCGAGCTGCGCATCTCGTCGTGGACTGCGCGTAAGCGTGACAACGAGACGACCAACGAGGTTAACAAATCCAAGGGTGCCGACGACGAAGCGGGCAGCGTGTACAAGTACCTCATGGCGGGCAGCGACCACCTCAAGAAGATTGAGAAGTACGCGGCCAAATGCCGTGCGTGGAACTCTGTGCAGACCCTGCCGTGGATGAAGGGTGTCGGTCTTCTGCCGATGGAGAACTTCTTTGCGTACCGTGAACAGCTCGGCACGATGGAAGCCAATTACAACGAATTGGTTGACGACTTCATCAAAGTCTACCCATCACTCGTCAGCGCCCAAGCGTTCAAGCTGGGTGGGTACTTCAATGCCGATGAGTTCCCGGCGGTGGAGGCGTTGCCCCGGCGGTTCAAGTTTGAGTACAACTTCCTACCCGTTCCAGAGAAGGGGGACTTCCGCATCCGGTGCGAGGAACGTGTACGTCAAGACTTGGCCGAGCAGTACGACAAGATGTTCAACCAGAAGCTGGCTGACGCCATGCGTGAGCCGTGGGAGCGGCTGCACAAGGTGCTCACTCACATGGTTGAGCGGTTGAATGATGCGCCGGATGGAACTCGCAACATCTTCCGCGATTCCCTTGTCAACAAACCGCTGGAGTTGTGCGGCCTGCTGTCACGACTGAACGTGACCAAAGACCCGCAGCTTGAAGAGGCGCGACGCATGCTAGAGATAGCGTTGTCGGGCGTAGACGCAGAAGACCTGCGCAAACTCCCCTCGGCCCGTGCGGAGTTGAAGTCAAGTGTCGAATCCATCATCAACAAGTTCAACTGGTAAGGAGCAGTTCATGCCTGCAAACATCAAGATCGCTATACCGAATCGCTTGGTCGAGCCACAGCTGGAAGCCGTGATCAATCGACTGGCGCTGGCTAAACCCAACTTGACGTTCATTCATGACGCCAAGACAAGCGGCTGGACCAGCAAACACAGCGTCTCATCGCCGCGTAAGGAAGCGCCAGAGGACCACCTGTGGGCGTGCCGATTTCGAGTGGAGGACAACGGCGCTCCCGCTGGCCACATAACCATCGAGTCCAACTACAACCGCGCTGCAACCGCCGTTTGGTCTATCAGTATCATGTCGCACCTAGTGCCCACCGACGGTAGACGCGGTTCGCGCAACGTGACGAAGTCGTCCAACGAGGCTAGGGTGATATTCAATGCCAAGAAATATCTTGTTGGGCAAACGTACGGGTTCGTGTTGTATCGCAAACTAAGACACGCCGAGTCCGTCGCACGCGATGCGGTAAGCAGTTTCACAGCACCCCTGCGGCATGGTCAGTTCTTGACCAATACTGTTGCTGCACAGGTTCTGTTGCACTCATACATGACCAACAGACCCCTAGACCCGCAGCTTGAGTCCGAAATGCGAATGAAGCTGGACACGCCAAAGTTTGAGCAGGCGCTGGCCGAGTACAAACTTGCTCGATGGTTTGAACAACAGTTTCAAGCAGCGCAGTGCGTATTCATACATCACCATGGTGATGGGTACATGCGCTACACAAACGGCAACCCCGGCAGTGAAGACGAATCACACAAAGCACTTGTTACAGTGGCGCAGTTCGAGGACCTGCCGCTCGGTGTACAAGAGAAGCTTGCAGTGCTACAGTTGATGGGTGACGGAGAGATTGTCAAAGACGTGGGTCAGCGCGTTGATGCCAACTCATTCTGGATAGCTACGTAACCTTCACGCTCCGCTTCAGACCCGCTTCGGCGGGTCTTTTTTTGCCTGCTCGACGCGAAACAAACCGACAGCGTGTCGCTTTGTTTTGACTAAGTGTTTTCCCTATCCGATGGGGCCCTTGACATAGTCCAAAGGCGATGCTACATTCAATCCCCCGAGGACATAAAAGTGGCATCCACCCCCGAGCGTAAAGTCAAAGAAGCTGTAGTCGCAGTGCTCAAAAGCAACAGCGTCTACTACTTCTTCCCGCCTGCCAACGGCTTAGGCCGCGCGGGCATCCCCGACATCATCGCATGCTGCAACGGCATGTTCCTTGCCATCGAGTGCAAGGCGGGTAAGGGTACCACCACCGCACTTCAAGAACGAGAGCTTGCCCGCATCCGTGATGCTGGCGGGGCGGCCTTTGTCGTACGCGAGAACAATATAACCGATGTCCAGGGTGCGATCAACCAACTGCGGAACCCCAACCATGAACCTGTACAAAGTACTGCGCCATCTAGTCCCCGAAGAAATCAAAGCGTTGCTTGAGAAGATCGACACGCTGGAGCGTTACGATAGTAGTTCCTACCCCATAGAACATTTGCGCCGCAACGGAAAATTCACGTGGCTTGAGCGCAAACTTCTGAGTAACGCTGTAGACCGAGTACAGCGTCGGCGTACGTTGAGCGATGCCATGCACATCGTGATTTACGGTGATGTAGAAAAATCTCCCGACAGCGCGTCGCTTTACGGCACAGGTACGTTTATAGGCGGGGTTACGCTTACAACTTCTCAATCAACTTACTTAGAGCAGATGGCGGGGAAACTCAGGAAAGTAGCGTTCTATGGTCAGTCTTGATTTCGAGACTTTCTATGACAAGGACTTCAGCCTGTCGAAGATGACGACTGAGGAGTACGTGCGCGACCCTCGTTTCGAGGTCATCGGTGTAGCCGTAAAAGTCAACAACGGCCCGACCGAGTGGTTCAGTGGGGACTTCGCACAGACGCGGGCGTGGCTGGAGCAGCTGAATCTGGGCAACCACTTCGTGTTAGCCCATAACGCCATGTTTGACGCGGCCATCCTGACATGGCGTTTTGGTATCCGCCCCAAGGCGTGGCTTGATACGCTGTCTATGGCTCGTGCCATGCTTGGCCCAACAACAAGTGTGTCGCTGGCGAATCTGGCGCAGCAGTTCGGTCTGGGTGCCAAGGGCACTGAGGTCAACGACGCAAAGGGTATGCGCCGCGCTGACTTCAGCGACGAGCAGTTAGCCTTGTACGGGCAGTACTGCTGCAATGATGTGGACTTGACCTACGCACTGTACAAGGAGCTTGATGCGGCGTTTCCTACAAAGGAGAAGAAGCTGATCGACCTGACCATACGCATGTTCAGTGACCCGGTGTTGATCATGGACGTGCCACGGCTGCACTCCCATCTTGCGGATGTGAAGGCCCGCAAGCAGCAGTTGTTCGAGGAGGCCAAGATCACCCCCGAGGTGCTCAACAGCAACAAGAAGTTTGCCGCGTTGCTTGAGTCCTTTGGTGTGACACCACCCATGAAGACCAGCCCGACTACCGCGAAGCTCACGTATGCTTTCGCAAAGAGCGATGAGGACTTCACACTACTGCTGGAGCACGAGGATGAGCGTGTTCAGGCTATTGTGACTGCACGTATTGGAGCCAAGTCTACGCTGGAGGAGACCCGCACCGAGCGGTTCATCGCCATCGCGGACCATACCGACGAGCACTTACTCCCCATCCCGCTCAAGTACTACGCCGCGCACACTGGACGTTGGGGTGGTTCCGATTCTGTGAACCTTCAAAACCTGCCGAGTCGTGGCGCACAGGGCGGCAAACTCAAGCGGTGCATCACAGCCCCCGAGGGCCACATGATCATTGACTGCGATTCCTCGCAGATCGAAGCCCGTGTGCTGGCATGGCTGGCGGGGCAGTCCGACCTGCTGCTGCGCTTTGAGCGAAAAGATGACGTGTACAAGTATATGGCGTCGATGATCTACAACAAACGTCACGAAGACGTTACCCCCGAGGAGCGGTTTATTGGCAAGACCACAGTGCTCGGCGCAGGGTACGGCATGGGTGCGGTGAAGTTTCAGGCCCAGCTGCGTAACATGGGTAAGTACGTAGACCACGACACGTGCAAGCACATCATCACGATGTATCGGCGGACCAACACACGCATTGCCCTGTGGTGGTCGCACCTCAACCAAGTGCTGGAGTGCATGATTGGTGAACGGCAGTATACGGTTGATGACAGCGGCATCCTTACCCTATCGCCGCTGGGTATGGGCATAGAGCTACCCAATAAGCTGTTTCTGAATTACCCGGGGCTGCGCCGCGAGAACAACAGTGAGTTCTCGTATCAGGCCCGGTACGGACGCAACCGTATCTACGGCGGCAAGGTGGCTGAAAACCTGTGCCAAGCCGTGGCCCGCTGCATCATCGGGGAGCAGATGATTGAGATTGCCAAAAGATACCGCGTGGTCCTGACCGTCCACGACGCTATAGCCTGTGTTGTTCCTGAGTCCGAGGCTGAAGAAGCGCGGGCGTACATAGAACAGTGCATGCGTACCCCGCCCCCGTGGGCCACCGGCCTGCCCCTCAACTGCGAGTCCGGTACGGCCCGCACCTATGGAGATTGTTAATGAGTCATGTAACTTGGTCTTACAGCAACTTGAGCCTGTATCAGCAGTGCCCGAAGAAGTACTTTCATCTGCGCATTGCCAAGGATGTGAAGGAGCCGCCCAGCGACGCGCTCACATTCGGCAACGAGATACACAAGATTGCCCAGGAGTACATCGACGGTGGCAAGCCCATCCCCGAGAAGTACAAGGAGACGTTGCAGGCACCGCTTGACAAGCTCAACGCCATTCCGGGCCAGAAGCTGTGCGAGAACAAGCTCGGCCTGACTGCTGACTTCAAGCCATGCGGGTTCTTTGACCGCAACGTGTGGTGGCGCGGCATAGCAGACCTGATCATCTTGCAGGACGACAAAGCCCTCACGGTGGACTACAAGACCGGCAAGTCGTCAAAGTATGCGGACTTGAAGCAGCTGGAGATTTTGTCGCTGGCCATCTTCAAACACTTCCCCCATGTCAAGAAAGTCAAAGCGGGCTTGATGTTCCTGTTTGCTGATGACTTCGTAAGAACCGAGTATCTCGCGGACCAGCAGAGCGATCTGTGGGTGTCGTGGGTATCGGACGTTGGGCAACTTGAGGCATCCGTGCAGAACAACGTATGGAACCCCAAGCCCAACTTCACCTGCCGGGGCTACTGCCCGGTGACTTCATGTGACCACAACCAAGGAAGCAAGTAATGAAAAACCCAAAAGCACAAACCAAAGCGTATCGTATTCGCCGTTACCTCTTTAGCCATCCAGCTGCTACGGCAAAAGAAGTTGCCAAGGCGTTGGGCGTTACCGAAGCGTACGTGTACGTCGTTCAGTCCAAAGAACGCAAGATGGTTAAGAAGGAGGCCGCGAAGCTCAAAGAAAATTGGGTTCATCTGGCGACGCTGCCCGTCACCATGGAAGAGCCCAAGGCAGACGCTGTCAACCACCCTGCGCACTACAAGGTCGGCGGTATCGAGACGATTGATTTCATCGAAGCCAAGGGCTTGAACTACAACACGGGTAACGCAGTGAAGTACATCACCCGTGCTGACCACAAAGGCAACCGCAAGCAGGACCTTGAAAAAGCGGTGTGGTACCTGAACCGCGAAATCAGCCGCATGCAAGGAGCTTGACATGAACGCCAAAAGAAGTGACCCATGGATTCCGGTCGGCCACCCTGACTTCAAGTGGACATCCGGTGCGGATGTGCAAAAGCTGTGGCGCAAGTACGGGTGGGTGCCGCCCAGTGAGTTGCGGGGGGCCCCGCCACCACTGGAGTCCAAAGAGCCTGTGTGGATGGCGGTGCGGAGGGTCAAATGACTGTCTGGCCATTCCCCCCGCCCGGAGGGCCGGTGCCGTGGACACCAAAACAAATCCGTGAGTATCAGCGCCAGCAGCGTGACAAAGCAGAAGAGGCACCGTTTTGATCGACCCCAAGACCAAGCGGATCGACGAACTCAAGGAGGACACATGATCCCACGACTGACTGAGAAACTTGATCGCCTTGCCGCCGAAGCTGGCATCAAAGAATTGACGCCCGAGATACGCAGCTTTGCGTGGCTTGTTAACCAAGACTCTTTGATTGGGTTTTGGGAGGCGGCTCAACAATACGCGAAGTATGAGCAAGAAAAGGTGGACAAGTACCTGAAGGAGAACACATGAGCGACATACCTTACTGGCAAAAGCAATACGAAATGTATGTGGCACGATGGCCCGGCATAGCGGCTACATACAAAACACTGCCCGCATGGCATAAGCGCGACTGTGCAAACGCAATGAAGTGGTGGGTTGCCCTTGGGTTGGTGAAGGAGAACACATGACTGAACTGATTGGAAAAGACGACACCATCAAGAACTATGTGCCGATTGGCAGCCTTGAGTTGAAGTTGGCGGTGGCACGGCTGGAGGGTTACACCATTCGGGTTGAGGAAACAAGGTATCACACTGATGATGGCACTTTTGTTGATGAGAGCAAGCCAAAGTATTATTACTTCAACGACCGACCGCTTCCAATGCTTGACCCATACCGCATTGCGATGGAGTTTTATTTGAGGGAGAAGAATCATGGATAAAGACACAGGCGGGCCAGCGTTTCCAACCAAGAACTACAAAGCCGTAGTGCCGGAGGCTACGGGATATGCAGAAGGCATGACGCTCAGGGACTACTTCGCGGCCAATGCGATTCAAGGACTGCTGGCAGACCCTGCTTGGCGACGAGACATGGACTTTGAAGAAACGGCTTGGGCCGCATACGAACAAGCAGATGCCATGCTGAAAGCGAGGAAAACATGACTGAACCCTTCCTCGATCAGAAAGCACTCCCGCGCCACCCCTTGGAGTATGAGTACTTCACCGAAGGCTACCCACAATTGTTTCATGCGCCCGATGGAAGTTACCTGATGGGGTTGGCAGGGCTGTTCGGCGCTCACCTGTGTGGGAAGCTTGGCGAAGTCCGAGACCACGACTTTGTAGACAACAAGTGTGCGGCGTGTGGCACACGGAGAAGATATGTGGGGAAGAGCGCATGACCCAAAAAATGGTGGACTTCTACTTTGAAAAGACCCGCGACACTGTAGACCAATGTTGGCCTGAGAGTTTTACCTCGGACGATGTTGCCAGGGCCTTGGGCGTGGAACGGGTGCCGTATAGGATTTACTACAGCAAAGATGGTCTTACGTTGCGCTTGTTTGTGTTCCGTCCGCACTGCACCCATCACGAGGAGCAGAACATGTTGGGCATGGGGTTTGTGGTTGCAAAGCCCGGTGACGCAGACAACATACCGGATAAACCCGCAGAAGAAATCGAGGCCAAATTCAAGGAGGGGCAAGCATGACCGACCATGAAGTTGAAGTGATCCTGACCCCGGAGCGCATCAAGCTGTACGAGCGGGCTATGGTGATAGGCTTGCCAGCGATTGTGGTGTCGATGTATGGGGACAGGATACAAAAGCTAATTGATGACGAGCGCAACAAAGTGGCTTCATGGATGATGACCAAGGGCTACGCCACCGGCCACGGTGATACGACCGAAGACCTGCTGGACGAGCTGGATTGGCAGATCACTGAATCATGGTCGAAAGTTGTCGTTGCCAGCGTTGAGGCCGAGCGCGAGGCGTGTGCAAAGGTGTGTGAGGACAAAAACACTTTGTTGGCTTGGCCGACATACGCCGCCGCAATCAGAGCAAGGGGGCAGGCATGAAACGCGATCTGTATGACTTCATCACACCACCAGATACACCCAAGGAAGCACACACAACCATGTACTACTTCCCGCATCAACAAAAGAGTGGTCTGGGTCTTCAGCCAGCCGGGCCTGCGTTCAGAGAACTTCCATGCATGGTGGTTCACTACGACAAAGCAGGCAACCTGCTGTTTACACGGTTCATCTTTAAAGATGGCACATGGAGGGATGAGAAATGAAAGAAGACATCATAAAGATGGCGCGGGAGGCTGGGCTTTCGTCGTCACCCGAAGACGACAACGCATACTGGACTGCTGATGGAATCGAAGAGCTTGAACGCTTCGCCGCCATCGTTGCAGACCGCTGCGCTGAGATTGCCTACGAAGCCGCCCCGTGGCATTCTGCTGATCTGATCCGTGAAGCATTTGGAGTGAAGAAATGAACGACATCCATTCCTGCCACTTTGGGTGTCAACGTCCTGCCTGTGTGCTGCGCCAGAGAGATGAATTGTGGGAGCTGGTGCAGAAGATTTACACGGCAGTCAATGAGCTTGAGCCGGTTAACAGGTGGACGTTTGATCAGGTAATGGCGTACGCCCTAGATAAACTGAAAGAAGCGAAGTGAAATGCCAAAAGCACTAAGCCTGACCCCACGTGAGCAATCAATCCTCGACGCTCTCTGCGAGCTTGGACAGACCGACCTCGTAGCCCGTAAACTGGGCCTCTCGCCACGGACTGTGGGGGTTTACATCAGCCGCGCCATGGCCGCCAACAAATACCCCAACCGCCTCATGCTGGCCCTGGCTTGGGACAGAGAAAACCGCAACTCAAAAAAGTGAAGAGGCATTCATATGAGCACACTAATTGACTACGCATACCCCATGATGATGGCAGAACGAGCAATGCATAAAGCACATGGTGCAATGCTGAACAGGGAATATGATCAGGCCATCGAACAGATGTTGGTGGCAATATCTGAAGCGAAGATGACTCTCAACTCAATCGTACACATGAAGGAGCAAGAACATGCCATACATAAACAAACCCCGCCCGTATAAAAAAGAGTACCAGCAACAGCTTGACCGAGGCGACATTCCGGCCAAGCTGGAGCGCCAGCGGGCGAGGCGGGCGGTGGACAAAAAAGGAATTGACCGCACTGGCAAAGACGTGGCTCACGTCAAGGCGCTGAGCAAAGGTGGATCGAACAAGGATGGTGTGAAGCTGCAAGCCCCGTCCAAGAACCGGTCCTTCAGACGAAACCCCGACGGCTCAATGAAGTAATGCAAGTCCTAGCTGACCACACACTCGTCATAAAGACACGGTTCCCGGCGCGTATAACGGAAACACTGCCTGATAGCAAGATCGTCAACAACTACGGCGATGGGCGCTATGAGGTGGCAGTCCCGTGGGGCTTTCAGGAAGTCATGACTCTCAGCAAGCTGAACCTGAAGAACGTGCCGTCCACGATCCAGCGCGACTACAAATGGCCGCGTCCGATAGGTTTAGAACCGTTTTTCCACCAGAAAGAAACAGCCGCGTTTCTTTCACTGCGCAAGCGGGCGTTCTGCTTCAACGAGCAGGGCACCGGGAAAACAGCGTCAGTCATATGGGCGGCAGACTATTTGATGAAACTTGGCGTGATCAAGCGCGTGCTCATCGTGTGCCCACTGTCCATCATGCAGTCAGCGTGGCAGCAAGACCTGTTCAAGTTTGCGGTGCATCGCACGGTGGATATTGCGTACGGCTCGGCTGAGAAGAGGGCGAAGATCGCCAACAGCAAAGCGGAGTTCGTCATCATCAACTACGACGGGGTGCCCGCCATAGCCAAGTCCATGCTGGAGAACAACCTATTTGATCTCATCGTGATCGACGAGGCCAACGCCTACAAGAACGTGCAGACACAGCGGTGGAAGCTGATGCGCAAGCTGGTCAAGGATGACACGTGGTTGTGGATGCTTACAGGCACCCCAGCGGCTCAATCGCCGGTAGATGCGTATGGGCTGGGGCGGCTGTGCGTACCGTCGCGAGCACCACGGTTTCTTGGCGACTACAGAGAGTCTGTGATGCGGCAAGTATCAGCGTTTCGCTGGGAGCCTCGACTGGAGGCAGAGAAGATTGTGTTTGACATGCTGCAACCAGCAATCCGCTACACCAAGGCAGAGTGTTTGGACCTGCCTGATGTAACTCACGTCACACGTATGGCACCGCTGTCGGCCGAGCAGCGCAAGTACTACAAAGAGTTGAAAGACCAACTGCTGCTGGAGAGCGGTGGAGAAGAAGTGAGCGCGGTCAACGCAGCGGCCAAGATGAACAAGCTGCTGCAAATTTCCGGCGGCGCGGTGTACACAGACACCAAGTCCGTGATGCACTTCGATGTGTCCAACCGCCTGAACGTGGTTGAAGAGGTCATCTCTGAGGCGAGCCACAAGGTGCTCGTCTTTGTTCCGTTCAGGCACACCATTGACCTTTTGTCACAGCATCTAACCAAGGCGGGCATCACCAATGATGTCATCCACGGCGATGTGTCAGTGCGCAAGCGCACGGAGATATTTAAGGACTTCCAAGAGCGCCCGAACGTTCGCGTGCTTGTGATTCAGCCGTCGGCTGCCGCGCACGGGGTTACCCTGACTGCGGCCAACGTCATCATCTGGTACGCTCCCGTCACGTCAACCGAGACGTACCTGCAAGCCAACGCTCGGATTGACCGCCCTGGTCAGCGCAACCCGATGACCATCGTGCATGTACAAGGCAGTCCCGTTGAGAACCGCCTGTACTCGATGCTACAGGGCAACATCAACACCCACGAGAAACTTGTGGACTTGTACAAAAAAGAGATGGCTGAGGCTTGACAAAGTCTAAACAGCCGCTACAATACAAATCCCTTTTAACCAAGGAGCAATCATGATCGACATGGACGATCAGGCACAGCAATACCTGAGACTACGTCAGAAACGCGAGATACTCAAAGAGCGGTTTACAGCTGAAGACAGTGAGCTTGAAAAAGCTATGGCTGAGATTGAAGCGCAGCTGCTTGACTCTCTCAACGAAACAAACAGCACCAGCATGAGCACGAACAGTGCTGTGATCATGCGGTCTGTCCGTCGCCGGTACATGCCCACGAACTGGGACGCCGTGTACAAGTTGATCGACAAGCACAAGGCTTTTTCATTGTTGGAGAAGCGCGTGCATAACGGCAACATGAAAGATTTTCTTGATGATCACCCCGACGAGTACCCTGCCGGGTTGAATGTTGATAGTCGCTTCGCGGTGACGGTACGCCGCAAAAACCAAGGAGAGTAATATGACCAACCAAGTTCAAACTTTTAAGGGCAGCCTGCCCGCTCATCTACAGCACGTGCAGCTCGACGACTTCACCAAGGCGTTCTCCGCTTCGGGCGGGTCCGTCAAGCGTATCTCGTTGCGCGGGCGTGTCTTCCGACTCGTTGATGGTGGCAAAGAGATTGCCAAGAACACTGACCCGCATCTCGATGTGATCGTGGTCAACGGCTCGACCACAGTGCAGAAGACCTATCACTCTGGTCCGTACAGCCCCGAGGACACATCGGTACCCGATTGCTGGTCCAACAACGGCGAGACGCCCGACGCTGAGGTGGAGAATCCGCAGGCAGCGAACTGCAAAGATTGCCCCAAGGCTATCAAGGGCTCCGCTGGCGGCACCAAGACAGCATGCAGGTTCTCGCAACGTATCGCTGTGGTGCTTGCCAACAACCCCGCTGGTGACGTGTATCAGCTTGTAATCCCTGCTCTGTCGTTGTTCGGCGCGGGCGACATGGAACACATGCCATTCCTCCAGTACGCCCGGTATGTTGGCAACTCGGGGTTCAACCTGAACATGCTGATCACACGCCTGACGTTCGATACTGACAGTGATGTGCCCAAGCTGTTCTTCAGCAACGTGGAGTTCCTTGACACGGACACCCACAGCATTGTCATTGGACAGGGCCAAACTGCCGCCGCGATCAACGCGGGCAAGATGAGCTTCAAGAAGAAGGGTGAGACCGCAGCCACTGCGGAGATGCCGAAGTTGGTTGCCCCCGCTG